ATGCCAAAGTTCACTTATGCCAATGTACGTATTTGTACAAATGCAGAATATAAAAAGGGTAGCGACAAGAAAAAAATAGAATTAGAACCCCCTACAAAATGGTGGATAGCATATAAAATAACCTTTGATACGCCTGTATCATATCAGCCTGATAAAAAACATCCAACTAAAAAGTATCAAGAGCCTATTTTAACTCATTATCCTAAAATTTATGGTAAGGAATATGGAGTACGATTTTCACCTGATAGCCAAACAAGAGCCGAAAATGATGAATTGGCTGATGACTTATTAAGATGGGTAAAAAATGATTTGGAAGCTGGTTTAGACCCAAAAACTAAAGGTGAGCGTGAACTTGCTACAGCTGAAGAAGAGCAGGAAAAAGCGACAGGTGTAACTTATGATGAAGCTTATCAGGGCATGATAAAGTTCCAAGGTTGGATAAATCCTAATCCAGCCCAGGTTTTAACAGCAAAAAGTGCTACGGGTTACTTTAACAGAGGTTTTAGAGAATTTGTTAGTGGAATTGATAAACTACATGATGTAACAAAGATAAGCAGGGAGGATTTGGAAAAATATATTACCGAAAAGAATGACCCGAATAATGATAATGGGTTTTGGAGCATTAGAACCTGTCAAAGCAAAATTGACCAATTTGGTTATTTTTTTGCTCCATTGATAGATAATGGAAAGATAGAATTTAGTCCCATAACTGGGATGAAAAAGCGTTTGATGAAGCGTTTAAGGAAAATCCATTTACAACCTATTATTACAAAAAATAGGTTTGAAATTTGGTCAGATAAAGAGTTAGAAGACTTTCACACTGTAGCTTTAAAGACAAAAAAAGGTCAGTTCTTCAGGGCTATAGGAATGTGTTGTTATCACGCTTGCATCAGACGTTCTGAAATATTGAGGTTGAAATTATCAATGTATGACAGAGCCAACAAAAGGTTTTCAATTCCGTCTGATTTAACGAAAGCCCATAATAAATATGATAACAACACATTGCTACACTTGCAAATAAATGATGAATTGTTTGAAATCATGGAATCATATGTAGAAATGAGATTCGGAGCGGATAAAAATCCTGATTATCCATTATTTCCTAGTTATCAATTAATTACCAGGCATTACAATTATACTGGGTTTGATGCTGCTTATGTACGTGTAGTAGGTAAATATTTAGACAATAGAAAATCACCTTATGCCTTAAAACATACCGCTGTTACACGCTTTTGGCATGAACAAATAGCCAAAGGAGTACATCCAGGGATAGTCATAACTAAACTAATGAAAAAATGCAGACATTCCAGCCCTGACCAAACAATACGATACCTAACCTTAGATTTAGGCCTAGATGCAGAATTTTAGGGGGTTATTTTAACCCCTTTTTTGCTTGTCTGCAAGTTTAGCTATTGCACGTGCTTTTATTTTAGCTGCTTGTTGTTCATCCTTAATTTTTATCAAATCTTCTTCAGTAAGTTTTTTCTGTACAGGAACTTTCTGAATATTAGTGAAAAATTTGTTTGATGCTGCCCCCATCTGTTTAAGTTCATTTATGCCCTTCAAAAGTTCTGCATAACCACTGTTATCAATTACTGGTGCAGGTGATGTCACATGCGCTAAAAACAAGCTAAAAGGCACCTTAAAGTTTTTCAAACGTAGCTGCATGTCCACAAATCCTTTATTATAAGAAGCCTTTTCAATTTCGGGCATTGTTGCCCATTCATTAGGTGATATCGAAAATTTCATTTTAAAAATCAGATTTTGATTTAGCAATATTACTATTAAGTGAAGCTATTAAGGTAGTCATTTTATCATTCAAATAATTGAGCATATCAGTTGTACCCCTTACTAATGTCTTTTTCAATTTTTCGTCCTTTATAGTGTTGTATACTGTTCGGGCTTTTCCAGCTCCTGTACCATCAAAGCTTACGGTTTGATAACCTGGGTAAATTCCTGATGAAACAGTATTACCGCTGAATCCACTGATAGTATATCTATACTTACCATCTTTCACTTCAATTGTGAGTAGATAATCAAACATGTCGCCAGCTGTCGTACTACCACCAGAACCAGGCAAATCAAGTTTAAGTGGTGCAAATATTTTTGACTTAATTGCTATAATATGTGCAGTTGTATCATCAACTGTAATTACATCATCAGCCTTTTTAAAGCCTGTTCTGAAGAAGTATTTTGCATTCTGATAGATTTGATTAACTGTAAGATTTGGTGTCTGTATAACGGCTGTATACTCTATTCTGCCATCTTGTGTAAAAGGTAATTTAATTGAATCTTGTTGTGCATTGGCTGACAAGATACTGATACCAGCAAATATTGTTAATAGTGTTTTTTTCATTTTTTTGTTATATCGTTTGAAATTGTTATGGCTTTTACTGCAATGGAATAAACTATTAGACGAATGAAATCTTCAATTTCCTTACACATGTCTTTACTTTGTTTTTCTGCGCCTATATGCTTCATTATATTGATGTGAGGAATTAATAATTCATAAAAATCTTTGATGAAATATTTACATACTGTATCTACATCATAGTCATGTTCTATTAGTTTCTTTTTAATTTGCTGATGGCTACCGTTAAAAAATAGGGATGTGGCATAATGCGTTAATCGCTCTCCATCCCACACTTCTGGTACTTTTGCACTTAAATAAAGATGTATTGCACTTTTACCTTGGCCGTGCACAACTTTTTTGTTGATAATGAATATTGGTTTTTCCATAATCATAGCATTTTGTGTAGGAAAGCATCGATGTTTATGCAGCTATAGACATTGATATCAATGTAATCATCCATATATTTTAACATACTGGTATATTCCGAGTTACTGACCAATTGCTTAATCCCATATAACGCATCTTCATATACAATTCTGTAAGCTAATTTCATATCCTCACTTAATTGGTCAACACCGTGTCTAATAAGTAGAAGCTTAATGCTCTCTGGTCTGTATTCCCATCCAACAGTGTATTTGCGTTGTTCTGGATTATTTGGGTTATAAGCTTCATCCAGGGTTTTAGCCAAAAAAACAAATACTAACTGTACTCCATTTTGATGCAATGCACGTTTTACTAATATGTAATCTGATTTGGGTTTTTCCTTTTTCATAAAATCACATCTCTAAAGGTAATAGTATATAATTATATAGTATTTATCTAAATTTTTTTATATTATTTCGCTGCCATTAATGGCGAAAATATCAGGATATAAACGTAAGCGTGACCAGGATTTCCTTAACCTGGTAGGGGCTAATATTCGTTTCTACCGTGAAAAAAAAGGTTTTACTCCTTATCAATTAGCCAAAGCAACAGACCTGGGACAGATAACCATCAGCCAATACGAAAATGGAAAAGTCGAAATGAATCTAACCATAATCAAATTAATTGCTGAACACCTGGGTATACTTCCACATGTGCTTTTGTTAAAATCAAAAGACTAATATCTCAATATTTCTTCTCTTTAGTTTTTAACACTTATTTGTGTTGCTATTATTTATTTTCGTCATTAAGTAATATTTGGTACTGTAAAAATATTAAACTTTTTTCAAAATCCGTGCAATTGACCGTTTTGTGCTGGGATATTTTGCCATTTATTTGTGGCCAATTGATGGCAAAATATAATCGAAATGATATGGCTTTAGTGAATGTTGGTAACAACATACGCAAATACCGTAAACTAAATCGGTTAACCATTGTTGAGTTGGAATATAAAACTAACATCCATCAAAAGAGCCTGTGGGCGTACGAAACTGCTAAAACATCTGTTAGCATTACCAATTTATATATCATCGCTGAGGCATTGAATGTACAAGCTTACGAGCTTTTGATGCCATACGAGGAAAATGTTACTCAGTAAGTAATTCTATTTTCGCCTGTAATTCTAATTTAGCATCCAGCAAGTTTGAACAAACTTCATATTCCTCTTTGTCTTCATTAACCTTTATGGCATCCTGGAATGCCAGGTACATAATATTATCTAGGCGTTGCTGCTGTAGTTGTGTTACCATTTTTTAAAACCATTTAGGTAATCATTGATTGTTGATATTTCACCTTTAACTTCTACCAATACAGAATCAGGTAGTGCAGCATTACGTACTTCTAATGTTAATCCTTCTTCAAATCTAGTAACAGTGATTTCAAATTGCTTGTTATCATCTAAGTAGTTTAACTCATATTGAATGATAAATTGATTATCATCTACAATAGTTTTCCCCACCTCTGTATATGTATACGGCCTAACCTTCCTTAAATCATAGTATATTAGACCTTCTATCAGTTCTATTTGTTCCTTTTTCATATTTTACTTATGCTCTGCTTTTTCTAAAGGTACTATAACATTTAAAAAATTTATAGGGGTAACCGTACTTTAGACCATAAAAACAGCTAATATTTATTTGCAGATTAGGGAATAATTAAGACATTGATTTTCAATGTATTAACAGTTGTTTTCTTCAGTCATTGAAATGTCATTAAATAAAGTAGCTTGGATGTAAATCTTGTATCTTATATACATTACTTAAAGAATTAAAATGATAAGTACCTGTTACTTTTAAATCATACTGGAATTTGTGATAGGAAGGCATAATATAACCTTCCTTCATACAGGCATCATATGCAGCCCTACATGAAGAAGCAACACCATCATCAAATGGAAGGTAATATTTATATCTCATTCACAAACATACATTTCAGACGGTACTTTTTCATTTTTAAAATAAATACTGTCACAATATTACTTACCATCTTACAGATAACTGTTGAAAAGATAATTCACTTCGTTCATTTCCTGCATGCATAATAAAATAGAGTAAAGAATCTATTATCTGATATTATAGAGAAAACAATCTATAATAATAATTTCAAACAGTACTTTTTCAATTTTAAAATAAATACTGCCTATAACATTGATTCTTTACTCTTACCTTTTAATACTTATATCTTACTCTTATATATGGCAGTAAATGAGACGGTATTTCAAGCAGTAATTCAGACAGTATTTTTTAAATTATAATGGACTTGATAAAAATTCATTTTAGGCTATTTTAGTAGTAAGTCAAATAAATATTTTCAATTCGGGCACTTCTAATAACTCGATGATATTTATATGAAACGATAATCATTGTTTATTCTAGTGTACTGTTGACCACTACCAAATTAGGTTAACAGTACACATTTAGTATGGTAGCTAAAGGAATACAGTGAACTAAATAAAGTAAGTAGAATAAATAATAATGTCAACAAAAATTAACAAAACAACAGGTAAACAATCAGGACTAACAGTAAACATTCCTTTCATCATTAAAAAACAAATAGATGAAGCATTCAGTGATTTCACTAGGACAGATATCCCAAAAATATACTTCATTGTATATAAAATTGCCTCACAACTAGATAAACAAGTAAACAACAAAGATTATACATCCATGTTAGGTTTGACTGGTGGCAAGTTCACCAGGATATTATCCACTCTTAAACAAGAAATGATAATCATGGGTGGTACTGGTGCCAGTAAAGGATATACCAGCAATACCTATAATATAGTACGTGAATATGATTTCAACAGTTCCAATAATTTTCAACTGCATTACTATAACTCTCAAAGAAATTTGCCGATATGGGTACAGAAGTATTTGTGTGATGGATACACTGTAAAGAATACATCCAAATCAAGCTTTTCTAAGCCTGCTAAAGCCACTAATAAACCATCAGCGAAACAATCTATGCAAATAGAAATTGATGCTCTTAAAGCGAAGATAATAGACCTGGAATATCAGTTAACCATAACAAATGACTTCATCAACCAGGATTACATACAGGATGTGATTAAAAATCTGTCGCTCTAATTAGGTATACTATGTTATATAAACAATAGCACTTGACGGCATTTCTTTTACATTCAGTCATAGAAATGTAATTATAAGGTATTGAAAACTTTCAACTCTGCTTGCGAATATTTTCCTTATTTATTTCAATCGGTCTTTAAAGGTATTTAAAGTGGGGTTGTTAATTATTCCCTAATCTGCAAATAAAATGTAGCAAAAAATTGGGACAAAACAAATTTAAATGAAAATAAAGTGTATACAAAAACTATACATGTCACTCTACCTTTGTTGCACCAATAATGGTACATAAAGTAAAAAATAAAAATATATGAATACACAACTACATACAATTACAAAACAAGAAATAATAGATAAGGTTAACAACCTAGAACCACAGTGTAACCCACTAGGGATTGAGAAGAATTGCATTGTTAGAGCAATTGACACAGTATCCTGGAAATGGCAGGTTATACAAGGACATGCTAATAATTGTGAGACAATAAGAATTGGTAACAGCAATGTACCATTCATTACATTATATAATGGTGATGACAATGAATTATTATTTCTTCAAGGTGACAGAATGCCTAAGAATTATAAAATTGTAAATAGCAATTAATATGTTATATATGTGCAATTCGGGCAAATCTAGTGTTGTCACTAAAGCCCACAGTTTAGCAATCATTATTGATAAACATGGAATTAGCGACCATGAAAAAGCTAAAGAGATTAAAAGTAAGATTGAAGAACTTGAAAACTTATTAGCAAGTATGAAGGAAGAATGTGATATAAATATTAGAGGTTATTAGCTTGACATTTTTCAATTGTAAGCTATCTTAGTATTAATTAACCAATAAATAGTAATCTGTAATTTTTTCATTAATGAAGCCCTGGGTATTAATTTATCTGGGGTTTTTTTATGTAAATTATTTGCATGGTAATACCAAACTATTCATTTGGTCATGTGCATGTGAAATTTTGTTCATCATATTTACAAACGTTTCATGGTTCATCCAAAAACATTTTGGGCTGTCACGAAATTCAATAAATCCTATTTCTTCTGGGTATCGTTCATAAGCCTCTTTATATGTAGCCAATAAATAGTGAGCCATATAATTTCTTATTTGATTGATTTCTCTAATTTCTTCAATTAGAGCAGAATGTTTATAGCTGTTTTTTTTAGTTTTAACAAAACCAGCTTTTTCCTCTGCTTTATATAATATCGACTTTACAGTAGTCCTTTTACCCTCAAATGTCATTCTATCTAACAACAATACCATTATTTCCTGCTGTTTGTACCTGTCATTTGTCAAATAGGAGGCAACGAATAAATCCATAGCTTTTTCTAGTGCTATACAAAAGTTGAGTATAGAACCCCTGTAAAAAATGCTACGCTCGTTTATTTGCCCGAATATTTCTTCTTTAGTAAGTTTTTCTGAATCCATTAAGATAAAAATAACAACTAAATTTTAATCCAATACTATTTACATTAAAATAAAAATAGTTTATTTTAATACTATATCAGTCACTTTTAAAAAGTCCGTGATATTTATATATATGATGGGATTAATAATAGTGACTCTCCTTAGCACTTGCTACTGGATTTATAAAAGCAAATAAATATTACAACAATAGTAATCGTAATAATGCTGGTTTTTGCAGCTGCAATGTGGGCGTGGGTTGATGCCAAAAATGACAAATAAGTATATGATTATAATTAAAGATGCAATTAAGGTTAGAACCAAAGGTTCAAATGAAGAATATAGACTACAGACAGATGTAATATTTAAGTTTGATAAACTTGTTGAAACTAATGAAAATAAACAACGTATAGATAAAAATCAAACAAAGGACTTCGGTTTTTATAGTGGTTTTCAACTAGATAGTACACTTTTTTTTAAAAATGTTGAATTAGAATCAACAGATGATGTATATGTATTTGATGATGTGTGTGGCGAAGCTGTTTTAGGTTGTGAATTAAAACACGGTGCGGATTATTTGAAGGTAATTCTAAAAGATAAATATGAACAAATTCATAATGCATTCACTGAAAGGCACATGTGGACTATTTTAATCAAATAAATGCATCAAACAACAAAGGATAAGTATTACATGATACTGGATGACTATGTTGATTATATAGTACAACGACAGGACAGCGACGAAAAACAAAATATGATTACATTTTCGTTTTATACTGCCACAGATATCATTTCAATTGATGCTGAAAGCTTCATGATAAATGTTAAAGTGATTACCAAAGAATGGTTGATTAAGCGGTTCGATTTAGCATTACGTTACTTAAGCAAAATGGAAGAATATAATATATGTGTAGATGTTTTTAAGCATCTAAATAAACTAAAAAAAATAAAAGAATAAAATGGAAACAATAAATAATAGTTACCTTAAAACACTAAGTAAAACAGTTGATGAATTAATAAAAATGTATTCATCTGAAGCAAATCCAATTGAAGTTTATCGTAAACTTACAGACCTATCACATTGGATGGATTTTGTAAATAGGGATTTTAACGTGTCAGATGCGGAAATTAATCTACTTAAGAAAGAATCAAAAGATTTACAAGCTTTGGTAAATTATGGCGAAACTAAATATAAAGAAATGCAATCTGAGATTAAAATTAAGAATGAGAGAATTAAACAGTTGGAAGATGAATTAGCTAATAAAAATAGTGAAATTAAACAAGTAAAAGCTTATGTTAATTCAAAGGATTTGGAGAGAACATACACAGGTGCTAGTGGTAAAAAGGTATTATTAGATGAACCTGTTAAATCTGATTTAAAAACAATAGTAAATACATATCTGGAAGGACAATTTAAAGATGATATTGCGTCTCTTAATGCAGCTGACAGATTGAAAACCATTGAAAAATTAAGTGCATTTGTTATACCTAATATGAGTTCTGTTAGGCATGAAGAACCTGTTAAATCTGATAGACAGCAATTAAGAGAATTAACAGAAAAATATGAATCTGAATATTCCCAATATTTAACTCTTAAAAAAAGTGTAACTTTTTCCCCCGCTCTAAATAAAAAATTAGACGAACTCGAGATTCATTGTGATAAACTATCACATGAAATGTTTTGTTTAAGACAAAAAATAAAATTAGATAAATAGGAAATTCCAATTTTAATCCCCCCCCTGGTATTCAAAAAGCCAGGGGTTTTTTTATGCCCTAATTTTTCTATAATCTATTTTTAGAAAAATTCAAGTCTTTACAAAAAATATATTTTCAACTATTTTAATATAAACAGTCACTTTAATTAGGAAGAGACTATTTATAATTATATGAATAAGAGAAAAAAAAATAAGATAGCCACGGGCATTACTGATTTGCCTGGAACGTCTAACATTGTCAACATTTAAAACCGATTTACAACAGTCACAACAGGTTGAAAATAGCTTTGCTGATAAACTAAAAACCTTTGGTTACACTGTTAGCAGTACACAGTCATTAGGTACATTTTCTGGTTACGATTTAATAGCTACCAAGGCTGATAGCAAACCAGTAACATTTGAAATTAAGTTAGATAACGCTGCACAGAAAACTGGTAATGTTGCCATAGAATTATATAAAGTAATTAATGGATTTAAAGAAAATTCTGGACTATCTGCAACTACTGCTGATTACATTGTTTATAGTATTCCTCCTTCCAATTATTATTACAGCATTAAAACAGATAAACTAAAAGAATACATTACAGAGAGGCAAAAAGTAAATGCTTTACGCACTGTATTTGGCGGTGATAAAAATAGTACATGTTGTGCCCTTGTAGGTCAAGAAGTATTTAAAAATAAATGTAAAGAGATAACATAATTGGGAAAAAGAATACCAGTGCAACACATGGTGTTGACCAGGGATGAAATTATTTTAAAATATTGGAATAGTGTAAAACTGAAGGACAAGATTGATGCATTATTAAATCGTTGCGGAGTATCCAGGCATACTCGAATAATTGAAGATTGTATATCCAGGACATTCCTGGAATTATCCAGGATGCCAGCTGAAAAGATTGAATATTTATACAATGTAGTGCAGAAGCAGAAATTTGAAGGTTACATCATGAATATGTGCAAGAATGCCTGTATAAAACTTAGTAATGCTAATCCTAAAGGTTGCGAAGTACAAAGTATATATCATGCTTCATCACTGCATTGCGGTGCCTCTATCAGTCCTACCAATGTTTTAACACAATCACCAGAAGACGAAAATTATTTCAATCCTGCAAACCTTGATGATAATCCTTATACACAAAATAAGATTTTTGAATATCTGTTGCAATACTTGGATGCAGAAGAAATTGAAATATTAAATCTCCTGGTTGACAAGAAGAAAACAAAGGGTAGATATACAAGCATTATTAAGCAGCAGGTTGAAGCACTAAAGATTAAAATAAAAACCTTGGTGAATGAATATACAGAAGATTATCAATTCAATAAGAGAGAAAGAAAATTCAAAAGTAACCAGGAGATAGACGAATTAATTAATCCACCACCAGTAAAAAATAACAGAAACAAAGATAAAAAAGAATGGAACGAGAAAAACTGACAACTAAAGCACCATCAATAATACTTCAATGTTTAGGATTAGGTGCAATTATAGGTGTATATGCACTTTTGAAAAAATAACTATATGGAACAAAAAGAATTAACACCACAGCAAGCTTTGCAGGTAATTTACCATGCAACAGGTGAATTACTATTAAATAGATTAGACGGGCAAGCCTTAGATAGAGCATTACAAGTACTCGTAAATTTTATACAAGAACAAACTAAAACAACAGAAAAAAATGACTAATTATATCCAATTTAACCAAACACTTAAATCTGTATCAGGATTTACAACTGATGAAGCAGTTGCATACATCACAAATTATTCAGTAAATAAAAACGTTACAGTTTTACCTACATCAGGTACCACACAATCAGCTAATATTAACTTTTCAATTTATAAATCAGAGGTTGATTATGTTGCTGGTGAACAGCCATTCCAAATTGCTAGTACTACTATTTTTCCAACATCTGTTTACATCCAGGATGCTAGTACTTTAACAGATGATGATATTTACCAAAAGGTAGTTGATTATTTTACTGCTGCTGGTTATAGCGTAACCCTTCAAACCGTAGCATAATGACAGATATAGCATTAGTTAATGCTGTAGAAAGCATTAAAAAAGAGACGTATGATATTGTAAATAAAAAGACAGGAACGATTACACATGACTACAAAATGAAGTTAAAAGCTATCCAGGATGAACGAGGCAGACGAGGCCATACAAAAAGCAATGATGTATTATGGAGTTGTGGCGATTGTGTGTTAAATGAAATTAATATATCCTTTTTACCCTGGATTGAATCAATTTATTATCAACAGTTGAAAGCATCTGTTGAGCCTGTAACCCAGGTTAATTTACAAATGATACCTGATACACAAGATGAACCGATTAAACTAAAAACAAAGAAAAAATAATGGCAACTATAGAAGAATTATACAGCTAATGGTGTAAGGAAACTAAACGTGGTGGAGCTATTTTAATAGGTGGTTCAATCAGAGAGTTTTTTACCTGGTTGGAATCTATAGGTTATACCTTAACAAAATAATACTAAAGTAAATTATATTCATCATTATGGTTATAAAAGCCTATAATGATGAATATAACCTACAAAAATTTACATTTTTTCTAGGGTTTCTACAATCTCCATATTTTCAATTAATGGAGATACATAATTGTCATATGCATATTTTTGAGCCTCTGTTAAGTAATCATATCCCTTATTAATAACAATTTGGGATGCACCATAACCTGCTGTATTTTTATCAAGTCTACCTTCATCAACCAGGTCAATAATTCTAAAATGAAGTTCATCATTGCGATAAACACCTTCATAATGTTTTTGATTCATAATTCAAAATATTTGAGTAATTAATTATCGATAAGATTTATCGAATTTTACTTGCGCAAGTTATCTAATATAAACAAAGGTTTTTGAATGACAATGAATTAATATTTTTAAATTTATTTTTTATTTAATCAAATGTTAAAGGATGAACGAAGATGAACAGCTAATTTTTGATAGGTTAACATTTCCTAAAAATCAGGAAGACGTAAATAATTTGTTTGGAATTTTTAAAAACTTTTTATTTAAGGCTACACAAAATCATGGAGCAAGAGAATATGATTATAGTATTAGAAGGGATATGGTTTTAATATTACAAATGATATTTACCAAAGTTGCTACTTTGGAAAAAACTATTGAAACAATTGAATATGTCTCTGAAGATGGAGTGCCGTTACATAAAGTTATTGACCAAACTTTAGTTACCACAGCTGTAAGGGGGCTTTATGAATCAATTGGTATGTTTAATACTGTTTTTGTGAATCCGCAAAGTAAGGATGAAAGAGGTGTTTTACATGTTTTGTGGGTTATTGCTGGATTAAAGTTTCGACAAAGATTTGCTGTTTTTAATAAAACACCAGAATCGGAAGCTAAAACGAAATCTGAAAATGATATTATAATTAAATATATAAGTGATATTCGAGATACAGAATTATACAAATCTTTGTCTTTAATAGACCAGCAGAAAATCGAAACTGTAATAAAGAAAAATAGTTACAGTGTGTTCTTTACGGATGGCAAAGTTAAAGTTTTAAATGGCTTCCAAGAATTAGTAAATAACGCAGGTATTTCTAAATATCCTATGGGATTGTTTTACACTCATTTATCTTTGCATGCCCACCCATCATATATTGGGGTTAAGGCATTTGGTAATATGTTTGAAGCAAAAAATCCAGATTTTTTTAAGCTTTCGCTGTTTACCTTAGATGTTGCCTTTAAATTAGTAAGTGTTTTTATAGCAGATTATATAAAAGTAAATCCAGAAGTGAAAAGTACATTTGATGCACTTGATGAAGTTTCAAAGAATGTCATACAATATAATAACATATTTTTAAGAAGTGAAAAATACGAAATTATTTAAATATTCTTTTTTCTTTTTTATGTCGTGAACCATCAGCATTAACTGTTTCTTCAACTTCCTCTGATAGAAGTTTATTGTCTTTTTTGTTTAGATAATATGTAAAATATATACCACCGATTAAAAATAAACCACCTATAATATTACCGATTGAACTGCGTAAGAAAGATAAAATTTCCATAGATGTTTTATTAAATGATTGTTTATGTATATATATTATGTTGGCAATGGTAAATAGAATCTAAGAATTTTAAAAGCCATTAGGAACTTTTTCTCGTCTTGTATGAGTTAGTGCAGAACTTTAATTCATTCGTCTTCCTTCCAGGTTCTATACTCTTACATGATATATATTATGTTAGTTATTTAAATAGCCAATAACAACATCATGTGTTATTTGAATCTCTGATTTTCTTCATGAAATTGTCTTAAAGTCTGATTTAGTTATATACAAAAATCAAAAAATTTCCTGATATAACAAAATAAATTTTTCCAACTAATTTAAATTTTGGTTTAAAACAAAATATTTTTGCATTTATTTTAAAAATTCTTTTAAATTTCTTTGTATAATCTTTAAAAACTGTATTAAAACAATGTTTACACTGCTTTAAAGACAGGTCATTCAATACCACTTCATAAATCCATTAAAATAATTGGATTTAAAGAAAAGAATGGCAAAAACAGTAATACAAAAAGGCCAGGTTTTAAATCCAAATGGTAGACCTAAAGGCGCAATTAATAAAAATACTAAGGTTATCCAGGATGCACTAGCATTAGTGATGAATCATCTTGAATCAACATTGTTAGATGACATTGATAAGGTAAGCCCACAACGTAGATTACAACTGTACACTGATTTAATGAACTACATTAAACCAAAGTTATCTGCTAACAAGAATGAGAATGAAAACAGTGGTGCAGTACAGATAACATTTGAATACAAGAATCCTTTATTCAATCCAGGTGATGCAGTAGATATTGAGGGGGAGGTTATCTAATGAATATATTATTTAACACTCCACATCCAAAGCAGCTAGAAATCATCCAGGATAAAAGCAAGTATAAAGTAATTGTTGCTGGTAGAAGATTTGGTAAAACATTAGTATCAATGATGAAGCTAATGGACTGCATGTTAAGAGGACAACACACAATGTACTTAACACCAGAATATGATTTAGCTAAAACATTCTTCACCGATTTTGTTGCATTCTTTAATGAGACATTAATATCTGGTATTAACAAATCTGAGTTAACAATCAAATTAAAAAACGGTGGTTCATGTAAGTTCTTTTCTGGTATGGCCATAGAGAAAATACGTGGTAGAGAATATCAGTTTGCTATCATAGATGAAGCTGGTGATATAGATGATTTAGAGTATGCATTTAATGGTGTTATACGTCCTCTGTTAATGGGTGGCTGTTGGTTCATTGGCACACCAAAGGGTAATAACTACTTTACAAAGCTTTATAACAATGCTAAAGATGGTAATCTACAGGATACATCAGCATTCCATTTTACCACATATGATAACCCATTTTATCCAGTTGAGAAGATTGAAGAATCCAGGTTAGATATGCCTGATGTATTATTTAGACAAGAGTTCTTAGCTGAGTTTACAGCCAATGCTAGTAACCCATTTAAGTATGAAGATATTGTAAAAAATATTGTACCAGGATTATCAACTGATAAGAGTGTATGTTATGGCATTGATATCAGTAATGGTAAGAATGATTATACTGTAGCCATTGGTATCAACAGTGAGGCTGTAATGAGCCATATAACATCCTGGAAGATACAGAATAACTATACCGAACAATCAAGTAAATTAAATGAATTAGATAGTAATGTATTAAAAGTTGTTGATGCTACTGGTAGTGGTGTATCAGTAACAGAGACACTTGAAAACAATGGTCATTATGTTATTCCATATTTATTTACAGCTAAATCTAAACCTAATTTAATATACACGTTCATCCAAGCAGTTGAATCTGGTGCTGTTAAATACACACAAGAAGTAGCTGATGAAATGTTCATCTACGAAATGAAATATAATGATACTAATGTAACCTTTGGTAATCAGCCTGGACAGGGTAACCATGATGACAAGGTTACGGCATTAGCTTTAGCCTGGTATGGGTACAGTACATACATTTCAATTGGCCAGCAATGGCAAGGATTAACTGTTGTCTAATCAATCCTTAGATATGAATTATAAAAATATTAAATCCCTTCTTCCTACTAAATGGGAAGATATAACAGTACATCAATACATAAACGTTCAATCAGCAATTGTTAATGTGGAAACAGAACTGGATGAAGAAGAAGCAGCAGCAAATGAGATTGATAACATGTTAAATATTGCAGCAAAGTTATTGAACGTTGAGGTAGCTGAAGTGTATACTATACCTATCAATGAGGTAGCATATGTTGTAGCACAATTAAGCTTTATCTATGTTGACATTATACCAAATGCGAAGCCAGATGTTAGAATGAAAAGTCATGTTGATGTTGAGTATGGCAACTATGCAACATTCAGAACATTGCAGAGTACTGATATAACATCTGTTGCAAAGAATCTAACAGTGATATTAGGTTTATTTATGAATGATATTACTAAAGATGAAATACTACAGATGAATATCGTGGATGCAATGACAGTGTTTTTTTTTGCGCAAAAACAATTGATAAAATTACTGAGGACTACACAAGTCTCTTTGCTGTTGACCCTGGTGAAGCAAAGGTGGCAAGAGATAAAGAACAGAATCCCTTTGCTCAGGACAACACAGAAGAACTTGATATCATAAATAAACATTACGGTTATCACTTCTTAGCAAAGCAAGTTGCTTTATGGACTAACACAGATTTTTATTCAGTGTTGAACAGAAGTTGCCGAGAAGTATTTTCAACCATTGGAATAATGAAGGGTGAAGCAAGAATTGCTAAATTAAATAGATAACATATGGCAAATCTTAACCAGGCATCATCCAGGTCACAATATCAGCAGAACCTGGATGCAATAGGTCAATTAGGACAATCAGAAGCAGATTTTGAAGACTTAAGTACACCGATGGAGCAAGCAGCAGGTGCATTTATTTTAAGAGTGCAACAAAATATGACTGATAAAAAGATATCAGTATCAGGTAAATCTAGTGATTCATTGAAAGTTAAAATTATTGATGGACAACATAGCCAGGTAACAGCAGACCCTGTACTTTTCTTTCAAGATTTAGGTGTTAATCCATCAGGTGAAAGTCTATATCCAGGTACAACCTTTGGATATACAACGAAATATCCACCTATTCAACCGCTGTTAGATTGGATTAAAGCCAGGCAAATACAAAGTGAATATAATCCGAAGTATGGCAGTGAGAAAGCTTTTGAAGGAATGGATGAAGAAGAAAAACAGAAGCAATTAGCATTTGCTATGAGGTATTCGATTATGCATAAAAAGGGTATCCCACCAAAGAATATAATGTTTAAAGAAGTACAGCAATATGTTGATGACCTGGTGCAACTTGTTATGGCAACTACTGCCAGTGGTGTACTAGGACAACTAACCTTTTCAACTCCTGGTACAAGTACTAGAGGTGCAACCAGAATCTATACACCATCTTCACCTAATCCAAATGTTAAGTAAAATCAAAGATATCATTACAGCCTGGTATAAATCATATAAGCATTCACAGGCTGAATATGTTAAAGCCAGGCAACGTATGAGCATCTGTAACTCTTGCACAAGTAAAACGAATTTAAATACTTGTGGTGAATGTGGTTGTCCTTTGGCTGCAAAGATATATAGTCAATTCGGTTGTCCATTGGATAAATGGGAATAAACTGTAGAGCCATTCAATACTTAACAAAAAGAAAAGAATGGCAATAACTATAGTCGCAACACCTTCATTATTTAGTCCTGCATTGAATGATGCCATATGGCAGATAGCAACAGACAGGACTGATATATTATATTTTCAAGTTGTTGTTTATGCAGCAGATGGTGTTACAGTAATATCAAAATTAAAGGCGCAGCCAACCCCAGCATTAAGACAAGGAGCTTATGTTAACCTTACTCAGGTACTCAAAAACATTGTTAATACTACCATATCAAAGAATGATGTAATTATTGAAGAATATGATGATGTGGTTAGTTATAAGCTGTCTTTCACTGAGTATATCTATAATGTAACATCTAACACTGTTTCAATTGGTGCTTCAGCAACAACTTCATTTGTTAATACATGGAATGGCCAGATACCAAAGATTGCAATGGGTGATTATGATTATACAACTTTAACAGCAACAGCCACAAGTACACCTAAATTCCTTACAAATAAGCCTACCAGTGTATCTAAATACTGGTTAAGTGAGTATTTGTATTACCTAAATAATGGAAGGGTTACAGCAGCTTTATTTACGTTAAATTATAGTACAGGTACAGTAACAAAATCTTTCAATATTCCCCTGGGTAAAAAATCTGGTAGGGTGAATATATCCCCTCGTAGTTTGGTTGTTGCTGATATCAGCTTATCTAATTTAATATCCTTCAATGTTTGCCTAATGGCAGGCGCTGTAGTTGCAAGTCAAACTGTTACCAGGTATTACAATAATGTTTTGGCTGATTGTCATGATAAGCCAGTAAGTATTATTTGGGCTAATGATTTAGGTGGAACAGATAGTTATTTGTTTAAAAATCCCCAGGAAAAAGTAACAGTTACATCTACAACGATTAATACTAACTCATATGCAGTCAATTCAGCAGGTTTTTACGCTGCATCCAATGCTAATATCTATCAATCAAGTGAAATAATCATAGCATCAGACAGCACAAGTGAGTATACAGTAGTATCTGATTGGTTAAATAACGATGAAGAAGCTTGGTTAAAAGCCTCTATTTTGGGTAGTAAAGCAGTGTTTGTAGAGCTTACCAACGGTAAATTATTACCAGTTAAAGTTACTTTAACCACTGTATCAATCATTGGTGAATATGCTACAGTACCAAACAGTTTGACACTTACTTATTCAACTGAAACAGGGTTAAATCAGACAGTTAAACAAGCTATTGCAAACAATCAAATTGTTGGACAGATAGGTACAAGCAACCCAGATATAGTATTACAGACTACAGATTATGAAGTAGTTGTTGGATTAAACGGACAGGCACTTATATAATGGAAATAGTTAGAAAAATAATATTAACAGCAGATGATGTTTTCATTTTATCAAACTTTGAAGCAGGTGGATTAGGTACCTTAATTATTCAACAGGATGCTGTAGGTGGCCATAACATGTTGCTGCCTAATGATGCAAGGTATAATGGATTTATCACTACTGATACAACAGCTAATGCAGTAACCATTGTAAAATGGATAGTATATGATTCTGGCGTTTACGTTTATACTGAAGGTGCTGGATTTAACATTGTATCAGCACCTGGTGCCAATGGTTCTACATTTTACACCTGGTATAAATATGCAGATACACCTACTACTGGAATGAGCGATAGCCCTACGGGTAAGGCTTACATGGGTATCGGATATAATAAACTTTCACCTACACCTTCAACTGTTTATAGTGATTATCTATGGATTTTAATTAAGGGTGCAACAGGTGCATCTGGATTAGATGGTCGTGATGGAATTGATGGCCTTGATGGTGCTACAGGTTCACCTGGTGCTAATGGTTTACAATTCCACGTTGCGTACGCAGATAGTTTAGATGGTAGTGTTAATTTTAATCAAACTGGTGGTGCATTTATTGGTACATACACAGACCAGATAGTTGCAGATAGTACAAACTATTTAGATTATCAATGGCAACAACTACGTGGAGCCGATGGTAAAGACGGTACTGATGGTATAGCAGGTGTTGGAGCCGATGGAAAAACTAGTTATCTACACATTAAATATTCCAATGATGCAGGTGTAACCTTTACGGCAAACGTAGGTGAAACTGTTGGTTCTTATATTGGTCAATATGTAGATTTTATTTTAGCTGATAGTACAAATCCAGCATTATATTCTTGGGCGCAAATCAAGGGGGATAAAGGAGATACAGGGGCAACTGGTGCCGTTGGAAATGAAGGATTACAAGGTAGACAAGGACCTGCAATTACTTTCAGTGGATTATGGTCCGCAAGCAAACAATATACAGAACAAACAGATTTTCAAACAGTAGTTAGCTATGACAATGTTTACTATGCAACCCTTTTAGGTTCTGCATCAATCCCTTTGGGTACAGTGCCTACAAATGGTACTTACTGGTTAGCTCTAAATAGTTATGCCAACGTTGCAACGGACATACTTTTAGCACAAGATGCTTACATTGGTAAATTAGAATCTAATAATTTGTATTTAGGTGACGGTGTGAGCGGTTGGGTTATCACGCAAGGCAGTATTAAATCACTGCAAACTAACAGCAATGGTACTGCAACAACTTCACTTACATCTGATGGAAGATTATTTGCAACAAATGTTGATTTAACAGGAAATATTAATGCAAGTACAGGTAGTATAGGTGGTATCCTGGTAAATGCTAATGGGATATCTGCACAAAATTTTAGTATAGACCAGTATGGTATAGCAAATTTTACAAATGCAATCATTAGCGGTACCATTAATGCAACATCTGGAAGCATTGGAGGATTTACTTTCTCTGATAGTACTACTGGATTGAATGGTAATAAAATAGTTATTGACACCAATATTGGAGCTACAGTTAAAAATGGTGGTGTTATTGATGCCAGGGGTGGCGATATGATGATACCTTTGTCTTTACCGACAAACCTGCAGAACGGTAGTATGTGGATTGGTGATAGTTTAACTGGTTCTACATCAGGTGGTTCTGGTGGTAGTACTACATTAGCAGGATTAGTTGATGTAATGTTATCAAGTCCTGCCAATGGCCAGGCATTAGTGTATAATGGCACAAAATGGGTTAACCAGGCTATAATTACTGATTTATCAAATTACAATAATAAAGCCCAGGATGCAGCAGCTTATTTAGGAATAGGCGCAACGGCAACAAATTCAACTGCATTAAACGGTGTTACAGCTAGTTTTACTGCTGGTACAGGCATAGATGCACCTATTGTAATGCTAAATGGTGTGCTCCGTTATGGTACAGCAGCACTATTCAATGCATTTTTAGGTATAAATAATGGAAGTACGTTATCTAATAATATATCTGGTAATGCTGGAAGTGCAACTACTTGGAATGGTAATACTTATTCTGGAAGTGGTGCTGGTAGTAATTTATTATATGTCATGGGTTATAATAGTTCTACAGGTACCTGGAATCCATTTACTGCAACAACAGTTCAAACATTTTTAAATGTTAATAACGGAACAACATTAACAAACAGTATTAACGGTAATGCAGCAACATCAACAGCAGCCTCATATGTAATTAGTCCTGATGGTAGTAGAGATGCTTCTACTTTTCTTCCAAATGCTAATCCTAATAGAGTACGTTTTGATTTTGTAAATGCAGGTTCAGTTGGTGCAGGTGGAAATGGTAACTATGCTGGGGTGATGACTTATTCACCTTGGGTTGGTACAACAGTTTCAACAGGAGATGGTTCCTACCAATTGGCATTTGGTAATAGTTCAGCTAATGGCGGTGGAGTTCCTTATATGCATTTACGTAGTGGGATTGATAGCACATGGAATACCTGGTACTCTTTATGGCATACAGGTAATTTCAGCCCTGGTAACTATTTGCCATTAGCTGGTGGCACATTGACAGGTAGTCTATATGCGAATGGTCAAGTTGTATCATCAAGTTACGTACAAGGTAATAGAGGTATTTTTGGCTATGATGCAGGTAGCGCAGGGACAGTAGGTGCTTCAAATTGGTTCCATAGCTCAGGTGCTACAGGGTGGTATAATGATACTTATGGTGGTGGTATATATATGACAGATACCAGTTATGTAAGAGTATATAATGGAAAAGGCTTTTACTCAGCTGGAAATGTGTATACTGATTCTCAATATGTTTCATCGTCAGCTGCTTATGGTTATAAATCACAAAATTATCATGGAATGGTTGGTGATTACGACCAGAATACCACCCAAGATAAAATTGTCTGGACTATTGGAGACCAGTGGAACACAATAGCAGCACATTATGGCTTAGGTTATTCTTATAATAGTTCTTTGATGTCTTCAATTCACCAAGTAGTTTTAAGGCAAGCAGGCACAACTAACATTGCCCTGGGAATGAATGGAGATATTACAGCTGTCGGAAGTTATTTAGGGAAAGGATTAATTGCAGCAGCAGCTGATGGTACATCTAGTGACCCATACGGTGTTATGTCGGTTACTAGAGGAGCAAATGGTAATAATTATAGTTATTTCGGAATGACTAGAGCAGGGCAAATTGGCTGGGGCAATGGCATAGATACATCTAATAGAATGATTTGGGGTAGTGGTTCAGCCTCTGCTGGTGTAATTCCAACTACTGTAATGTCTTTAGATGCAGCGGGAAACTTTGGTGTATCTGGAAGTATTAGTACACCTAAAATAACAGTGGCATCTAGTCTGATTATACCAACTGGTGCACCAGCTTCACCAGTTAATGGAAATATTTGGATACAATAATACAATACTTTAAAAAACAATAAATGGCAGCACCGACAAGCGCATACACAGGTACAAATTTGATAGTTAAAAACAGTTCAGGTAACCAGGTAAATCACAATTTTGTACTGAATACATCAGATACAGCAGCAACATTAAAAGCTAGGTTTTATCTTGATTATCTATTACCGACCAACACAGGTTGGATAGGGATGAATTTACTTAATTCCTACAACTATAACCATCATTCAACAGCCCGTATAGGTGCAATTAACATGTATTATAACGGTTATCTAAAATCTTATCTGGATGGAGGGCTTAATACATTACCTGATGCAGTTTTGAACACAATTTTTACCCGTTATAGCAACTATGTGAGAGTTGGTACAACATTAAAAGCCAGTTATTTCGATGGCGGAAGCTACGCTAGAGGATATCAATTTTCTGTTAATGGTGGTGCCTATATTAATTTTAATGCAGCATCAACTGCTGTTGCAGCAAATACTAGTGTTACAGTACAAGATATTTGTGCAGTTGCAGCCACTACCAATGATAGCGTTTTGGTTAGACCATATTTTTCAAACAGTGAGGGCACATATTATGGTGCAGCTGTACAATTCTATGCAGCAGAAGCTATATACTATGGCAGTATGTGGAAGGTTACAGCAGCTTGTGATAATGCTGGTACAGCGGTAACTGTATTTATTACTCAATCGGATTATGATGCTATTACATCATTAACCAGTACTGCAACTGCATCAGGGATTTATGGTTACTTAGATGATACTTTTTCAACTCCACTAACCGCTGGAACTTATAAGATTTCACCTGGTGATTCTAAAGCATACGTTGTAGCCAGTGGTGGTATGTTCGTGCAAATGCTACAATGTACTGTTGCAACTCCAACTAATTTAACAATTTTATGTACTTCACGTACAACAGGCGGGGTTACTTATTATGATGTGACTGTTAATAAACGTAGTGATTACGCTGTTGCGGTAACTATAAAAGGTTCAATTGCAGCATATTCAGCGGGAAATCAAACAATATTAGGTGGTGAAGGTTCTGGTATCTATACTATAGTATTGGCAGCTGGTGATTTGACGAAAACCGCAACAACTACATATCAACCAGATTTTACTGCTAACCATTATGCACCGACCGTAACAAGTGTTAGTCCTACAGCAACAACTTATACAATTTCAACTATTGCAGGAGCAAGCAGTTAAACAAAAGAGGGGAAGCAAATTAATGTTTCCCCTTCATTTATATTTGGTGTGTAGTTTTAAAAATTAAAATGTCTTCTACAGTGATTACATTCATGTCTACCTCTGGTTGTGCCTTTCATAATTCTTTTGGCACCAGTTTTTTTACAAAATGGACAGACTGCTACCTTTTCCCTCGCATTATGAAAATTATTAGCTTTAGTGCAAATCCATAAAAGGAAAGCAAGGCAAAATGCGCCAAAAATCATTTGTCCCATAGCTTTATTGATAGCTATTAATAACTATGTTTACTAGTTGCTTTTTTGCCTGATGTACTTCTGATTTTTTTCGGTGCAGCTAAATCTGGTGCATCTGCAACCGATAAAATTGATTCAATTGTAACCCTGTTAGTTTCGTAATCAGAAGCTACTTTAGTCCAGTGTTTCTTTTCATTTTGTAGGGCTTCAATTTGTTCATCAAGTGATGCTAATCTACTTTTAATTTTAGTCTCAATTGTGCTAGGTTGTACCGCTTTAGGACGTGCCATATGTTTATTTATTTAAGTATATAATCAAATGTAAAAAATTAATTGACAAGTACATCAATACTTGAAAAAGATTAATAATGTTTGAAATATATTTAGACGATAAAGTACACAATCAATACACTAAATTAGATACAGATGCAACCGATTTTTCAACAACCTTTGCCGTAAGTGATATCAATGATATTAGTAAACGTAAAGATGCAGCGACCAAAGATTTAACATTACCAGGTACCGCCAGAAATAACAAAGCTTTTGGTTATGCATTCATGGTTACTAAATACAATGATGATAACGATGATGTAACAAATGGTACATTGTTTTTCAACTATAATCCACAGGTTTTAGTAGATGCATACATTTATGAAAATGGTGCTTTGTTGATGAAGGGTAGCTTAAGATTATTAAATATTAATCTGAATGCAAATAATGTTGTATCCTATGATTGTGTTATTACTGGTGATTTAATTGATTTTAGAGGCATGTTAGCGGATAAACTGTTAACAGATTTGGATTTGTCCGAAATGACACATACATTTTCACTAAGTTCTATTCTATATAATTGGAATAATGACCCATTATCCCAGGGTTATGTGTATCCATTAATTCACAACGGTATGCCCTTTTTGGATACTACATCTGTTGAGGCAGCAACCATTAATCCTTTCCAAATTAGGAACTTTAAACCTGCTGTTTTTGTGTCTAAAATCCTAGATAAAATCTTTGCTGATTCTAACATTCTTATTACTACAACTACAGATAATAACATAGATACAGAGGTCAGAACAGTATCAGGATTGGCATATAATTGGCGTGTTGATGGCTCTGTTGCCTTTAAAACCATGTTTAACAACCTAATTATCCCAAATAATCAGCTAAACATGGGTAATCCACAGGTGTTAACTGGTAGTACACAGTTATTTTCAATGACAAATACAGCTGGTATTTATTCTGATTCAGCTCTACTCACACAAGAATCTGATGGTTTTGGACTTGTAACGCTGTTGAATGATGTAACCTTTGGAACTAAAACAGACACATTAAACCTATTTACTGTTGGTGGTTTCTTTTCTAACAACATTTCAACTTCACATCCTTATGGTAAAGACCTGGTTGTATATAATGTTAACCGAACATTCAAGGCAGCAGGCACATTAACAACACAATTAATATATACTAACCTATATGGAGCATCTAAACCTATTCAGGCAAAATTTACACTATGGGAAAGAAATGTAGTAGCAGAATCTAACCAGGCAGGGTATAGAACAGCCGTAGGTTGGGATGAAGTCGCTAGTGACGTGTTTTTATTTGCGTCAACTTCTTCAACTGGTTTAGTTAGAAATTTCACTTTAGCAATTCCCGAACGTACCTATCAAGTGGGTAGGCAAATTAGGGTTACATTTAGTTTATATTCCGATTATGCTACTACAGGTATCAACTTTGTAGATAAAAATGGCAACTTAGATACAGCGCATTTTACCTATCAAATACCTAATGTTGTTTTACAATTCCCTAATCAGGTTGGTGCTACAATCGTAACTAATGTAAACATTGGTGACACCATTATTCCAACACTTCCCACAGGTGTTAAGCAACTAGATTTCATAAATAGTTTAAGAAATATTTTCAATTTTTATGTCTGGACAGACCAGGATACAAGGATAATAGTATTCGAACAATACAATGATTACTATGCTAATACCAAAGGGTTAAACCTAGTAGCAAATGCTTTAGATTGGACAAGGAAAATCGACCTTACTTCACGTGGAAAAATCACCACAAATACCACTATCCAAAAATTCTACAATTTTACCATGAAAAGTGATAGTGATTATATCAATGATTTCTATCAGAAAAAATACGGGCAAACATACGGTGATTATAGTGTTACTGATGCTTTAGGAATCAGTGAAACACCCTTAGCTGTTGATGTAATATTTTCACCAACTCCTTTAGTTTTGGCTGCACCTAATATAACAGGCCAAGGTGGATTAGATAAGGCTATTCCCTGGATTTATACGCTTGATTCTAATGGCAATGTATTCCCATTGGATACCAACATTAGGATTTTAAATTATAATGGCATAGCGGACTTTACAGCAGCTTATAACAAGACACCTATTACTATTATCACTGAGATATTTAATCCCAGAAATAATAGTTATTCCCATAGTGCTTTCATTACTGAAATTGCTGCAATGGTAAGCAACTTTGTAACTGATTCATCAGGTAATCCAGTTAGTGATATCCACTTTGGAAGTCCTAACGAAACTTATATTATCAAGTCTGCTACCAGCGTACCAACGAGTTATGCGAACTATAGAAACCAGATACTGGAATTGAAAAATCCTAACGTCAATTACTTTGATTGTGAAGCTTATTTGAATGAAAATGACATTGCAAATCTGGATTTATCTGTACCAATTTTTATCGATTTAGGCATGTATGGTGCATCATACTGGAAATTATTATCTGTTGACTATACTAATAATGGCCGTACCTCTTCAATCAAGCTACAGAAGGTATTAGTGTAAACTTCTTCAATACTTCTAAAAAAAGTATTAATGGATAATAATTTACAGACTAATGTAGTAATAAATACCTCAATTAATAGTGCTGGTGTAGCATCAGGCGTAGCCGATGTTAACACTGCACTAGCAGGCATGGGTAATGGTGGACAGTTCCAGGCAGCAAATGCTGGTGTACAGTCTTTCCGAACACAATTAAGAGAAGCAAGGGAAGCAGTGCTTGCTTTAGGTGCCGCTGGGCAATCTGGTACAGCAGCATATATACAAGCAGCCCAGAAAGTAGCTGATTTAAAAAATGAGCAGTTAAAGCTAAACGATGCTGTTAAAGCCTTAGACCCTAACAACAAATTTGCTGCATTAGGTTCAACAGCCAGGTTAGCAGCTGCATCATTAGGCGCACTCCAAGGTACGTTTGTCCTCCTGGGTGCATCAAGTGAATCAGCAGCAGCATCTATTGCTAAGTTGCAGTCAATCAGTGCTATTATTCAATTGTTTGATACCTTCAACACAGCAAAATTAACGTTAATACCCTTCATTAATAACCTGTTATCGGCAAATGTTGCCGTAACAAGTAATACCGTAGCGGTTGCAGGTAATGCAGAAGCTATAGCAGCGCAAACATTAATTACTGCCCAAGCAACTGTAGCACAGAATGATTTAATCATTGCACAGCTGGGAGCTACGGCAGCAGCAGAGGCACAAGCAATAGCTGAAGCTCAGGCAGAGGAAGCCAGATTAATTTCAATTGGTACAACCTCTCAACAGGTTATTCTCGAACAAAAGCTAACAATAGCCAAGTTGGAAGGAGCAGCAGCAACCAGGGCTGAAGGATTAGCCACTAGTATTACAACAACTACCACTGAAGAAGCCTCAGTTGCTACCACTGCTTTAGGGCTATCTTTTAAAGCTCTGGGTATAGGTTTAATCATAGCAGCCGTAGCATATCTCATAGCGAATTGGCAGGAGTTAAAAAATACCTTTAAAGAGTTTCTACCAACTGCCACTGCAACCAAAGGTGCTTTCAATGAATTAAAAGAAGTATTTGTTGGGGTTGGTTCTGTCCTGATAAATTCAGTTATTTCAACTGTTAAAGTTTTGATTGATTTAGTCAAAGGTGACTTACCAGCAGTTATTGATGAATTAAAAAAGGCTGGTGATGTTGCTGGTGTTTATGCTAAAGGTGTTGCAGTTGAAGCTCAAAATATTGCCGATGACGCAGAGAAGAAAAGGCTAACAAAGTTGATAGCAGCCAATGAAGCAATTATCAAAGAGCGAAAAGCATTAGGTGATAAAGCAATTGCTTTAGAACGCCAAAACTTTGCTGATAGGAAAAAATTAGCTGAACTGAATGAAAAGGGAAATGATGAAGACGACCCAAATAAAGAATCTAAAAAGGTTGAAGAAGATAGAATAATCTTCGAAAATGGCTTAATCAAAAAACGTTTAGATGCTCAAAAGGCAGCAGCAAAAAAGCTGGAAGAACAACGTTTGGCAATGCAGAAGGAGGTGGATAAGAATGTCATTTCTGCACAAGATGTAATTGATAAGGCTTACATGGGTGACCGTGATAAGGAAGATTTGGCCATAATGGACAAATATCGTAAACGCATTGCAGATGCTACCAAAATCTATTCTGCTACATCTGAAGAAGTTAAAACTTTGCAAGATGCACAGGCCACTGAGTTAGGAGAAAACAAGCTTAAAAATGATAAAATAGTTGATAAATATCTCTTAGATGAAGCTGATAAATTTAAAGATGAATATCAAAAGAAAATAGATGATATCTATTTAAAAGCTAATGAATTAGCTAAAAATAATCCTGATAGGGCAGGTGAAATACAAGCAACAGCAACCGTACAAGTTAAAAAAATACGTACAGAACAGACACTACATAATACGACAGTTACAGACCAGGCAACAGTAGATGACCCTGCTTCAGATTTAAAAACTAAACATGATGCTGAACTTAAAGTATTAGCAGACCAATTAGCTGAAGATTTGGTAGTAAAACAGTTGTCTGATGCTGATAAGCTTAAAGCACAACAGAAGTATAATGAAGATGTTTATAAAACTAATCTTGATTACAATCAAAAAGATTTAGCCTTAAAGCAAGCACAGAAAGATGCTGAACAAAAGCTACAGGATACAAAATTTGAAATTGCTAATGAAGGCCTTGAAATACTAGGTGGTTTATTCGGTAAAAATAAAGCTTTAGCAGATACACTCTTTGCCGTTGAAAAAGGATTAGCTATTGCACAAATTGTAACAGGAGCAGCAGCATCTATAGCAAAACAATCAGCAAGTTTAGCAGCTATTCCAACGATTCTACCAGAATCAGCAGTTTTAGGTGTACCAATTCCTAATCCTGCATATCTGGTTGCAGCTGCAAGTACAGCAGCATCTATCACCCAGACTAAAGTAAGTGCAGCATTAGGTATTGCAACCATTGGTGCAGCTACAGTAAGTAAATTTATGAGTGGTAGCGGTTCAGTTGGAAGTACAACATCAGCAACACCAGCAGTTAATTATAGTGCTGCACCTACAATAACATCAAATGCTGCAAGTGGTACAGATGTGCAGAAAGTACAACTAGTTGGTGATACGCCATTGAAAGCTTATATCACAAATAAAGAATTAAAAAACACAATGGATGTAGCAGCATTCAATGCTAATCTAACAAACGTTTAACCATTATTTCTTTTCTTTTTAGCCCTTAACATTCAATTGTTAGGGGCTTTTTTTATGCTTAATCAATACTGTCAAAAACACAATAATGACAGAACAAGAATTAAATGAATTACCATCTTTTTATTTATCAATAAATCCACAAACAGATGGTTATGTAAACGCATTTGCTGTAACTGATGACCCTGCACACGAAAGTATGTATTTGGCTTTTTCTGGTGAAAAGGAGAAACAATTATTCACAGCTAGTGATGCCAGACAGGAAATATTAGGTGCTGCAATCATACCAGATAAAAAGATATTAAGAAAACCAAATCAAGCATTTAATGCGTGGCATACGGTGCAGTTCTCAGCCTCAGATATTCGATTAATGGCCAAAGAATTTTTCAAAAATGGCTTTCAGCATAATATTAATTTCAATCATACGACACAATCTATCCCAGGTTATTTCTTTCAATCAGGAATTGTAGGAAATGGCATTGGTGATATCCAGGTTAACCAATTATCCCTGCCTGATGGTACATGGGTATTAGGTGCTAAAATAGATGATTTAAATACTTATAACAGCGTGAAAACATTTGGTTTCTCTGCTGAAGGTTTATTTAATTATTCAGTTTATCAGGGCTTTAATGTGGACGGTTTAGACGATGAACAATTATTAATTAAGGATTTGAAAAAGATAGTTCAATACCTAAAAAAAAGATAAGAATTTATGTCTAAAAAAAATAAAAACACTAAAGAACTAAGAACACTTGCAAAGGGTATTCTTGATTCATTTGAAGCAGTTAAAACTGAGGATGGACAGGATTTAAATCTATCCAGTAGAGAAGTTGGAGGTGAAGTAACAGAAGGTGCTGATGCAGAACCTGTACCTGATAAAACATGGGTATTGGATGATGGGTTTTCATTTTCAACTGTAGACTCATTGATTGAAACAATTGAATCTAGCGATGATTTCAAAGCGGTTGAAGAAGTAAAAGTTATTCCTGTTGCAGTTGAAGTAGAATTAGCAGTTACACCAGTAGAACCTGCACCAGCAGCACAGGATGTTGCGCCTGATGCACAATTGCAATTAGATGCATTGAAATCTATTGTAGTTGATTTAACCCAACAATTAGAAGGTTTAATAGCACAATTCAGTGCATTACCGAAGTATGCTACTGTTGAAGAATTTACAGCAGTTAAAGAAGCATTCGAGGCTACACCAAAGTATTTAACAGAAGAAGATTTAACGCCAGTTAAAGAACAGTTTTCAACCCTGGATGCAGAGGTTAAAGTACTGAGTAATGATATAAAAATCGTTGCTAAAAGTCCTGCACAACATTCACAAGTATCATCCAGTTTCAAACAGGTTACCAAAAAAGAAGAGGATATGAAAAGATTACAAAGTGTATTAGGTTCTAAATAAAACTGAATAACCAATACCTAAAAAAACAAAATAAAATAATAAAAATATATGGCATTTAATGTTTCCGCTCTTAGTGAGCAAATACAATTAGAAGATGGATTTAAAATTGCAACTAAAGGCGTTTCACAAGCAAAATTAGCAAAAGCATTAATTGCATCCCTTAACTATCAGGCTGGTGTAATTACATCTGCACCCATTATCAAATTTGATACCACTGTAACTTTCCAAAAACAAGGTTGTGGTAGAACTGCAATCGGAGATACAAGCTTTGGTGAGAAATATGTAAATGTAGCCTCATTAGCCGTATATAAGGATTATTGCTATAAGGATTTTGAAGGTACCTATATGGCACAAGCTTTAATTCGTAGTGATGACCCTGAAGAAGCTGTATTGATGTCTAGTTTCACTACTCAAATTATTGATAAAGATGTTGCATTAATTAATGCAGCGGTTGAAGTAGCTTTATTTCAAGGTGATACAACTATTACAGGTGCAACGGCAGCTAACCTAAATAAATTTGATGGTATTGTTAAACAGGTTGTAACCACTAGTGGTAATACTGCAACTGTAGTAACAGGTGCAACAATCGTTGAAAAATTACAAGCTCTTTACATGGCGATGCCAGACCTAGATAAGTTACAAGAAGATGCATATGTATTTATTTCTGATGCTTTGTATGAAGAATACAAATTAGCATTATGGGCTAAAAACATGTATAGGGAAGATGGTAATTTAACTGTTGCTGGAACTTCAATCAAGTTGTTTCCAACAGCAGGATTAAACGGTACACGTACAGCGTTAGCATTGCGTTTATCTAACCTTCAATTAGCATTTAATGGTTCACCAGAAACTACTGGATTTGATTTGTGGTACTCTAAAGATGATAATATTTTCAAAGAAAACACTTTCTTCTCTGTAGGTATCGCTGTAGTTTATCCAGAAGATGTTAGATACACAACTGTATAATTAATAACACGATTAATTCATAATTAGAGGGTAGGTAAAATTTACTTACCCTTTTTCATTTAAAAAATAAAATAAAAATATATGGCAGCTTGTCAATCTCTTACCGATTTACCTTTACCATGCACTGTTGGTATTGCGGGCGGTGCACTTAAATTATACATGGCAGCTTATGCGGATTTAGTACCAGTTTCTGGTAGTTCTTTCCCGTATGTGCTTGCAACTGGTGGGGTAATTAACCAGATTAATATGGCATCAGGTAAAACATTCGTTGAAATTGGAATTGCTACGGCATCAGATTCAACAGAATTAAAAAATGATGGTGTTATTAATGCAAATGGTACTAACTATAAATCAGTATCACTAGGTTTACAATTACTTGGAATGAATATCGCAAATCAAAACTTTGTAGATAGCGTAACTAATCAAGATGTAGCAGCAATTGTTATGTCTAAAGCAGGTGAATATTTCGCAGTTGGTTTGAATGGTTCACTTAGATTATCAGCAATGACTGGTGGTCTGGGTAAAGCAGCAGCTGATTTAATTGGTTATACTTTAACCTTTAGTGGTTTTGATACATTAGGTGTTAAAATCGTTGAGTCTACAGCCGCATTAACTGCCATTGGCGTTACTGCATAATTAAGTAATACCCAAATTACTTACAACCCCTAATCATTTATTTGGTTGGGGGTTTTCTTTTATAATACTCAATACTTTTTTATGATAATCTTAGATAAAAATACAATTGAAAATAAAATAATTCTTACTGCTGTATCAACAGGCGTTAATACTTTGGTACTGCATTCTGATTACACATTGAAAGATATAACTATTCAATTAGATGCTAATCTAAGTAATTACAAGTCATACTATAGTTTTTTTGTTCTTGCATCTGATTCATTTAATCAATTGAATATAGGTTTATATCATTATAAACATTACCTGGATGATAGTATTATTTCTGAAGGAATGTTGAAAATTAATGATTCAACTGAAGTAATACCTGATGCTGTTATTGCTCAAATTGAAGATAATGAATACAATGTTTTTCGCTATTAATAATTAGCCATTCAATACTTTAAAAAAACAATAAATGGCTATAGAACCAATAATAAATAATATACCAGAATTTCTAGGTTTCGGTGGCGTGAAAATACCACAGGCAACTGAATCACAAAATACATCAAACGATAGACCTACCACCTGGGGGACTAATAATAATTTCCCTTTTTTCCTTTTGTCTTTATTTTCAAAATCTCCTATACATGCAAATATTATAAATCAAAAAGCGGTACATATTTGGGGTGATGGTCTGATGAATATTGGAGATAAAAAACCATTTCAACTAAAACCAAATGTTGATGACAACTTAAATAGTTTTGTAGATAAAATTCTAAAATCATATTTAATTTTTAATGCAATTGCAGTTGAAGTAAATTTTAATATTGATGGTAGTGTTGGTAGTTATGTACACATACCTATTGAACGTGTAGGATTAAGTCCTAGTAAGGATAAAATCTTTTATTATGGAGATAAGGACAGGCAAAAGGTTACTTATACCTATCAAAGGTATAACCCTGCATTAAAATATTCTGATAACAATTCAAAGGTATTTTATTTTGAACGTTATGTGCCAACAGTAATTGAAGGAAAATCAACAACTATCGTAAATATGACTAAGGTATATCCTACGCCAGATTACCATGCCTTGTATAAAACCCTTTTAACAGATATCGCTATTACAGATTTTAACTACAATCAAATCAGTAATCATTTTTCGCCTGCAACATTAATTTCGTTTTTCAATGGAAATCAGAATGAAGATGTTAAAGCAAAAATAATCAGGGATTTAAAGGATGGTTATACTGGTGCAGATGGTCAAAAGTTGATGATTGATTTCAACCATCCAAACGGTAAAGGAGCTGAAATTAAACCTCTTACGGCTGGTGATTGGGCTGATTGTTACAATACCGTCTCTGATGCTGTACAGGCAACTATTTACAAGGGACATGAAATTACTAGCAGTGCATTGTTTGGTGAAGCAAAAGAAGGTTCATTAGGTAGTACACAAGAATTAGAAAATGCTTATGAAATTTGGAATAATGGTTATCTAAGAGTAAGGCGTACAGAAGTTGAAACAGTACTTAGTGAACTTTTCAATGCACCAATATATTTTCAAAACAAACCACTGTTTTCTGCAACAATATCTGATGCAATCAGGATTGGTATTTATACCATCAATGAGTTGCGTGCAGAACAAGGTAAAGAACCAATAGCAGATGGTGATAGATTTATTGCCAGTGCAGTAAAAGCGAATAATGCACCTACCAGCTCATTTAAGCAAGAACATCAATGCAGTATCAAATGTGCAAATGAAGAAGTAACCAGTAAATATCTAACAGCTGAAGATTTTGATTTAGTTAAAGATATGGGTGCATCCTGGGATGATTTTGATTTAGTTGAAGGTGATGTATTTTCTGCTCAATGTCGTTTTGATGATGAAAGTGATATTGCTGAATTTATCCTTAACAATGATATCACAGGTGTTTCTAGTGCTGAATTAAGGGCTTTAATCAAGAAAGAATTATCCATTGACATAACGACTGCTGGACTAAAAAAATTGATTACTGATTTATCCAATGCAGGTGTTATTTCTGCAACTTTTGACAATGGTAAATTTATTATAAAACCACCTGTTGCTGATACAAAGAAAGAATTGGCACAACGTGAGATTATGACCATGTACAAATATGTTAAACGTGAAGAAGTTGAAGGTGATGATTTATTACCCACATCCAGGGGTTTTTGTGTGCAACTTGTAGAATCAGGAAAACTATTTAGCAGACAAGACATAAATTCAATGAGCACGATATTTCAGTATGATATCATGGCTCATACTGGTGGATTCTGGAAGGATTCTATGACTGGAATAACATATAATCACTGTAGACATTATTTCAAAGCATTATCTGTAATCAAAAAAATTAAATAAATAACATGAAGAAAACATTACTGATTTCAGAAGAAGAAATAAAAAATCAATCATTAATTGAAATGAGTGTAGCACCTAAATCTATTCGTGTTATTCTAAATGATGTGCAGCACAATCAGCTACGTAAAATATTAGGGAACACCTTATTTAATTCTATCATTACAGAAGTTGATAATAGTTTATTAACCGTTAATCCTGTAGCTATTAGTGTTGATACTTTGGCTTTAATTACTGACTATATTCAACCCTTTTTGGTGGCAGCAGTGATAGTTGATTTTATTGTTTTAAACTCATTCAAACTTACCAATAAAGGCTTGTTACAAATGAATGATAATGAAGCAAGTACGGTTAATATCCAGGGTATAGAAGGACTTAAAAACTATTATGATACCAAAGCTAACACAGCTAAATTGGAGCTTATAGAACACCTCAAAACTGATGAAGATGTTGAATGTAGTGATGCAACAGATACTAATGTTACATCCAGTCTTACAGGTTTATACATTGAATCTTTCAATGATTTCAGTGATTACTTCAACCGAGGGCGTAATAGATATTTATAAATTATGACTGTCAAAGAAATAAGTGCAGCATTAGTTGCCTGGTTTAATTCTCATCTGCAAATCAATTCAGTAACACAATATGATAATAAGAATTTCATAGGTGATAGGGCAAAGTTATATACTGTTGCCAACGTTTATTATTTGGATTCTAGTATCAATGGCCAGGTAAGAACTGATAGCTACCAGGTTACTATTGCTGATTTGTTAACTCCTGGTAATACAAATGAATCTGATATTTATTTTACTGCCCTAGATATTGCAGAAGATTTTTATACTTATTTACAATTTAATCCTTCATGGACTTTTAATAAATCTTCCAACAGTCAAAAGTTTACGGAAGCAGATGGCGATAGGATAGCAGGATTAACTTTTACTGTACAATTGCAAAGCATCAGGACACAAAACAGATGTGCTATTCCATTGAATGATATACCTACAACTATACCTAAAAAGTTTCCCTATGCTTTCCCTATATCATTTGGTAATGCACCAGTTATTATTGAAAGTAAATTCCCTTATGCATTCCCTGTAGAATTATAAGTTAACGGTCAATACGTGTAAAAGAAACACACATAAATGAACGTAAATTTCACAGATAAAATACAAACTGATGCATATGATGCAGCAGCATTTAATGCCCAGGATGCTAACGAATTGAAGAACGGTGTTAACTCTAAAGTAGATACCGTTACTGGTAAATCCTTAATTGCAGATACTGAAATTGCCAGGTTAGCCACTTTAGCTAATGTTGATATTTCAGGTAAAGTAGATAAGATTACAGGTAAATCACTTATTGCAGATACAGAAATTGCCAGGTTAGCAACGGTTACTTCTGTCGATATCAGTAATAAAGCTGATTTAGTCAATGGTACTTTACCATTGAGCCAGTTACCAACGTTAACATCTGATTGGTTTGCCGACTCAGATAATGATGGTATTGCTGATGGAATAAGTGAGAGCAAGTTAATTTCCTTTATTACCACCAACACTTCAATTTTAAATTACATTAATAACCTGGTTGCAGCGGGCGGTGCAACTATTACATTATCTGCACCTGTTTTAGCAGCAGGAAGTATTGCTAATTCGAGTGCTTCAATGTCGTGGAATGCTATTGCTAATGCCACTTCTTACACGATTCAAAAATTAATCAATGGTACCTGGACACAAGAAGGGACAGCAACAGCAACCCACTTTACTGACTCTGGTTTAACACCTGCTACAGATTATGAATACAGAATTTTTGCAACAGCACCAGGTTTAGCAGATAGTGCTATAAGTAATATTATTACAATCACAACTTCAGCATCAGGTACTGTTTTATCTCCTATTACCGCATTTGGTATTGTGAAGGATGTAACAATTAGCAGTAATTCAGTTAGTTATACCGTTGCGCCTGTAGATAATTACGGTGCAGCTGTTTCACAGTTAAAAGTACCCGCTGGTGCTCCTTTTGAAATTAGAATGGATTCACCATTAACTGGAAAAAGTGGTGTATTTGGAGTAATTGAGGGCAATGCTATAGCTGGTAACAATTCATTTATTGGTGCAGTTCAATGGCAGTATAATTCAAGTACAAACGGTAGATGGGCAGCTGTTGGAAATGGTGACGGACAGGATAATTTTAACAATGTTGATTTTACTGGAACGCCACTAGGAAGAGTTAGAGGAACAGGAACACAGATGTATGCTGAATATTCTTTTGATGCTGGTGATACATGGACTGAGATTGATGACACTATTACAATTCCACAACCAAATGTTGATTTGTATGTAGAAGTTTATCAGGATACCTTGCAAATGCTTGCCCCTAATCTTCAACAATCAGGAATGGTTGCATAACATGAAGACACTAAGAAGATTTATGGTAGGGGCAACAGTTGCCCCGCCACCTAATACTGTTTTTGATTCAGCATTAAATGATAAAGAATTAGTTGCCACCAACATTTATTATCCTGGTGTATCTCTTAAAAAAGATGGTGCGCCTGTAGCTGATGGTGATAGTATTTATACTTTAATTGATAGAAAATCTGGGCTAAATTTAGCATACCAGGGTGATGATGTTACCGCATATTTAGCTAGGCCACCATTTTTACGGGCAAATCAAAGAGATAGACCATATGTAGCATTTTATAATGCCCCTAATATTTTTTACAAATCTGAGCAGTTTGCATCTATAACTTATCCATATGCTTTTAGCATGGTTATGGAATTTCTGCCTGGACAAGAATATGAAGGTTTTAACGATGGTGGTAACTCAGGTGATGGACATGCACCATACGCTGGTAATCTGCCACCTGGTTTAAGAATGGGAGGTTCCGACCCTGCATATTTTGGTATGCCTAATGCTCATATCAACTTTTTTGAAAGACGCTTAGTTACATTCACTTTTACCGCTGATACTTTAAGTGTTGATATTGATGGAATCTTAGCAGATTCTAAACCAATGCCTGCTAAAAGTGTAATTGATGTCGGCTTAGATAACATTACCCGCTGGTGTTTAGGTGTAAGCACAAATAACTCGATTTGGAATTGTTATGCGATGTATACCTATACAAGCCAAGACTATCTAAATTTTGTAGCTGATAAGGCAACAATCAATACTTCTATTATCAATAAATGGAATGTAGGACAGGTTAACCCTAATCCACATGTGTATAATCCTAATATAGATGATTTAGCATGGAGTTTTAATCAAACAACTGGTGATATGACACCTACATTTAGTTTTGCTAATTGTACAACAGCACAAGCAGCAGCAGTTGAAATAGAGTGGTGGTATAGAACTAAACATACTGGTGATGAAGCTGGGGCATTCTCTATACAAACCAAATTTAGTACAAACCAAATTGCAAATATTTCTGAATTACCCGATACAGGTACAACAGTACAAGCAGTTTTTTATACTGCTAGAATACCAGGTTATGATGAAATTAGAAGTGCAACAAAAGATACACCTTTAACAAACGCAAGTTAAGACATAAGGGGTGCAGCGCTGCACCCCTATTTTATTCCAATGCTCAATACCTCCTTATGGAGACTAAAAGCATAGAAAAACTAAACCAACTGCACCCACTAATCAGACAAAAAGCATTAAATGCCTATGCAGAAGCTGTTGCATCAACACCTGCTGGTGTGCATCCACTAGTTACCCAGACTTTACGAACCTTTGCAGAATCTGATGCACTTTATGCACAAGGCAGAACGGCACCAGGCGCAAAAGTTACAAATGCTCCAGGCGGTTCTTCTTATCATAATTACGGGTTAGCCCTGGATTTTGTTAACCTGGTTAATGGTGTTGAATCCTGGAAAGTTGATAGTAATTGGATGAAAGTAGTAAGTGTGTTCAAAAAACATGGTTTTGTTTGGGGTGGTGACTTTCATTCAATTTTAGACCAGCCACATTTTGAAATGACTTTTGGTCATAATTGGAAAGCACTTTTAGCTAATTATAAAGCAGGTAACACATTCGTTGACAACGATATAAAATATGTCACAATAGAAATTTAATGGATAACAATACACAGGATAATAACCAGATTTAGATAACTTTTGCTGATGTGGTTAAAAGTCCTTTAACCTACATTCTGATAACTATAGGTTCCTTTTTGATTGCCCTGGTTTGGTTTGCGCTGTACCAGTGGGTAGGTGTGACCAAAAATAATGATACTTCCTGTAGTGAGGAAAAAACCGAATTAAGGATTGAATTAAATAGTGAGAGGAAGCGTAATGATAATCTGGTAAATGCAATACTGGTTAAAAATGGGGTTATCGTGCAGTTATCCAACAAGGCAGATAGTTTAAATAATAACAATAAATGACGATTCACAAGATAATAACCGCTGTATGTATACTTATTGCAGCCGTTGCCGTTGGATATGCGGTATACCAGCACAGCCATAAGGTTGCAGCTATAGATAACACAGTTAAAAATACTATAAACGCTGAAGCTAAATTAATCACTAAAAAGATTGATAAGAACGGGGTAGAACATACGATTTTGGAAGAGACAAATAATGTTCTTCCTAAAGATTTAATGACTTCTAATGTCGGTTATGATACCGCATTTGTAGATTCATTGATAAGAATGACAGACATTCAAAAGAAAGAAATTGTTTCATTAACCCAAATCAATCAAACCATTCAGGGGAAGAATCTGCAAGCTGTTCAAACCAACGATTCATTGAAAAGGAGAATGTATACTTATACAGATAAAAACCTGTACGTAAGTTACACGCCTGATATAGATACCGCAAAAACGGGTTTCTTTAGTTACAAGTACAATCAAAACTTAAATGTAATCCAGTACAATAGAAAAAAGTGGTTTCTGGGTGAAGACCATAAATATATTGATGTTGCCAGTGATGACCCTAATTCAACGGTTAACGGTGTAAAAAAGCTAACTGTACCAGCATCTGAAAAAGATTTTGGTATCAAACTAGCAGCCAGAACTGTTTATCTTCCTCAAAATGGGCATGTGGGTGCTGGTGCACAATTACGTGTGAAGTGGGGTAAAGTTACAGGAACAGGTAGCGAATTATACTTTCCACAAAGCCAACATTGGCTACCTGTTCTGGGATTAGAGTATAACTTTTTCAGTTACTAGGATTATTTCTTGCTTAATACATTACCAAATACCGCAAATAGGATGATGAATGCTACTGTTATAATATTTTTGCCTACGATTTGTGTGTAAAAAAAGCATATTAGTGCTAAAGTAAGGCAGGATAAATTTATAATTCTGGTCGTTGACCTGGTTAAAGTGCCTTTATCTATTGTTATAAGAAGCGCATAAGTGCTGAAACCCATAAGTCCTGCACCTAACAATGCAAACATACTATATAGAAAAGTTTTAATTGTTGTCCAACTTAGTGCAGAATACCAAACATCTTCAAAATGATGGAAAGATTTTAATACGAATATTGGAATTATAAAACCGAACGTTAGGTTAATAACTAAAAAGTACAAGTACCCCACTACAGCTCCCAATTTCTTCAT